GTCGCAGACCTCGCTGGAGCAGATCCTCATTCAGGTCCGCAACGCTGTTGACAACAACGGCAAGCGCATCCGTCTGAACCCGACCAAGCTGGTCGTGTCGCCCTCCAACGTGTTTCAGGCGGAAGTGCTCCTCAAGAGCGTCCTTCGCACCGGCACTGGGAACAACGACATCAACCCTGTGAAGTCCATGGGCCTTCTGTCCGGCGGTCAGGCTAACCTGTCCCGTCTGACCTCGACCACCGCTTGGTGGGTCGAGACGGACGCCCCCGAGGGTCTGAAGCTCATGATGCGCCGCAAGCTCGAAAAGAGCATGGAGGGCGATTTTGAAACCGACTCAATGCGCTTTAAGAGCACCGAGCGTTACGATATCGGCTGGACCGATCCTCGTGGCGTGTTCGGGACTCCCGGCGTCTAATACTAGGAGGGGGCGGCTAGACCGCCCCTTCTTTTTATGTGAGAATGATCCGGTCAAGCTTTTCATGGAGAAGACCAATGCCTCAATATAGTGATGATCTCTGGCTCGGTTCGGCCACTGGCCCGCAGTCACAGGGCTGGGCTGGCCCCGGTCAGGTGTTTGCAGGCGTCGGCCCTTTGGGTCGCGTTTATATCTTCGACGTTGTCCCCGCGACCCTTTCCGCCACCGCTGTCTGCGCCGCTCAGGCTGTTGCGGCGGCTGGCAACGCCACGATCAATGGCGCTTCTGCTTCTGGCGGCGTGGCCACGCTCGATTGCGCCCGCATTGTCAGCATCGTTTCTTCCAGCGCGAGCGACACCACCCAGACCGTGACTATCACTGGCACGGACTATTGGGGTCAGGCTCAGACGCAGTTGCTGACGATCAACGGCACCACGACCGTGAACAGCACCAAGACCTTCAAGACCGTCACCGCCGTGGCCGTCTCGGCTGTGTTCGTTGGCAACCTGTCGGTCGGCTCTGGCGACGTTTTTGGCCTCCCCTACAAGGTCACGGACGCTGGCTACCTGCTCCGCACTGGCTGGGCTGGCGCTGTCGCCGACAACGCTGGCACCTTCGTGGCCGCTGTCACCGCGACGCCGTCTTCCACGACCGGCGACGTTCGCGGCACGTTTGCCCCGACCGGCTCTGCGGCCAACGGCTCCCGCCGCCTCGTGATCGCCATCGGCCTGACGGCCACTGCGGCTGGCCCCAACGCCACCCAGACTGGCGCTATCGGCGCTGTCCCCGCCTAATAAAGCAGGGGGCCTTGCGCCCCCTCACTTTCCTTTAGGAGGGACAAATGGTCGATACAGTTGCGACGCAGACGCTGCTTGATGGCGAGCGGCTGGTTATTCAGAAATTCACGAACATCTCTGATGGGACTGGTGAAGTCGCCGTCAACAAGGTGATCGTGGCAAACCTTGCTCCGAACGCCTTCGGAGTGGCCTGCACTGGCGTCAAGATCAACAAGATCTGGGCGACGACGCATGGCATGGAGGTTCGCATTCTCTGGGATGCGACGACTGACCTTTTCTCGTGGGGGATCCCGCAGAACACGAACTACTTCATGGACTTCTCTGAGTTCGGCGGCCTTACCAACAACGCCGCTCCCACAAAGACCGGGAATATCGCGTTCAGCACCGCAGACGCATCGTCTGGGGACTTCTACTCGATTGTGCTTGAGTGCATCAAAATCTACGGGTGACCCATGGGGCGCTGGTGTATGGCCAAGGGCGGATCTACCCCGGTCTACAAGACTGGCGGTGCTTGGACGCGCGCTGAGGGGAAGAACCCCGAAGGCGGCCTGAACGAGAAGGGTCGAGCTTCTCTTAGGTCTCAGGGCCATGACATCAAGCGCCCCGTGAGCGCTTCTGAGGCGAAGAAAAGCCCGGCTGCTGCTGGCAGGCGGGATTCATTCTGTAGCCGGATGAAGGGCATGAAGGCGAAACTGACGTCCGCCGAAACAGCCCGAGATCCGAACAGCCGCATCAATAAGTCACTTCGGAAATGGGACTGCAACTGATGGCTAAGAGCCCCAAACCTTTCTGGGACAAGAAGGCCCCTGAGGGAGCCTCCTCAAAGCTGACTTCCAAAGAAAAGTCACAGGCCAAGGCCCGCGCTACTGCTGCGGGCAGACCCTATCCGAACCTCGTCGATAATGCCGCCGTCGCACGGCGCAAGGAGAAATGACATGGGCGTTCGTTATGTGAAGGACTTTGAGTTCCCCTCCGCCGCTGGCTATTCAAAGAGCACACCGAGCAAGGTGACTGGCCAGATGTACGCCAAGGGCGGACATGTGAAGAAAAAATATGCTGACGGCGGCAACGTGGATACCGCTGGCATGGCGCAGATGGCTGGCGATGCAGCGGCTACTCAGGACGCTCAAAACGTCATGACGACGCCTCCGATGACGCCTCAGCAGCGTCAGAAATTGCTTATGCTTCAGGCCGCCAAGCGTCGCGCTATGATGCAGCAGCAGGCTCAGCAGAACGCTCAGGACACTCGTATGAACGACGTGCCTCCTGGCGCCAACTATGATGCCGATCAAATGGGACGCGCTGAGCGTGGCTACAAGAAGGGCGGCAAGGTCGCCAAAGTCATGCACGAATTTGGCGAGGGTAAGCTGCACTCCGGCTCCAAAAAAGGCCCGAAGGTCACGAACCCCAAGCAGGCTGTCGCCATCGCTTTGAGCGAGGCTGGCAAGGCGAAGAAGGCCCATGGCGGCATGGCCCACGAGGACGTCGCCGCTGACAAGTCCCTAATCAAGAGCATGGTCAAGCCCGGCGCCCTCAAGAAGGCGGCTGGTGGTCAGGCTGTCCAGATGGCGAAGTCGAATGCTATTGAAGCTTCTTTGAAGGGCCAGAAGAAGACTGGCTACGCTGATGGTGGCATGGCTGCCCCTCGCATCGCCAGCCCGCTTCAGATGATGAGCCGTCCCAAGAGCGTTCCTGTCGCCCCTCGTGGCCCCATGATCCCGCAGCAGGCTGGCTCTCAGAAGATTGGTGTCGGCCAGGCTCGCCCAGGCCAGCCTAATGTTGGCGCCATTCGCGCAGCCATGGCCCGCAAGGCGTCTCAGGCTATGCCCGAGAACGCACCGAGCATGATGAAGAAGGGCGGAAAGGTCGGGTGCTAAATGGCCGTCTCAGGCACAGTCTCGACAACCGTATTCCAGACCCGGAAGGTGATTGATCACGCCTTCCGACGCTGCCGCATGCAGCCTCAGCAGATTACGTCTGAGCTGATCGACATGGCAAAGGATGACCTCTATTTGCTGTTGTCGTCGCTTGGCAGTCAGGGTGTCCCTCTTTGGTGCATTGAGAAAGAGATTCTCCCGCTCTATCTCGGTCAAGCGGCGATCACGCCGCCCAAAGGTACGATGGACATCCTGAATGCCAATTTCCGCTGGCTGTCTCGGCAGAATGGGCCGGTTCAGTACAGCACGCCGGGTGGGATCACGCAGTACGCCTTCGACGGCGATCTCAATACGTCATGCGCCCAGACAGGGCCTGATGGTGATATCACTATCGCCTACATTGGCGCTGACCCCATCAACGACCCTCAGTCGCAGGTTCAGGTTACGACCGTCGGCGTCATGATGGCCACGACCGGCTACTTCAACATCGTCTTTGAATGGTCTGACGATGGCATTACATGGACCTCGTGCCTGTCACCTGGCTCTGTCTTGTACACCGCTAGTCGCTGGCAATGGTACGACATTGATGGAACCTTCCCCGTCAATTACTTCCGCATGCGAGAAACTGGCGGTAACACGTTGAATGTTATTGAGTTTTACGCTGCTAACAATCCGACCGAAATCCCCCTCGCCCGCATGAATCGAGACGACTGGACGAACCTGCCGAACAAGACGTTCTCAGGGCGCCCTCTCCAGTATTGGTTCGACCGCCAGCGTGACTATCCGGTGATGCGGATCTGGCCGGTGACGGACACGACCAACATGTTCGGCCAGTTCACCATCTGGCGCCAGCGCTACATCATGGATGTAGGAACGCTCACCGACGAGCTTGATATCCCCCAGCGCTGGTATGAGACTATCGTCTGGCAGCTTGCGTGGCGGCTTGCTATGGAGCTCCCTGACTTCAACCTTTCTCTGATCGGGCCTATCAAGGCCAGCGCAGATGAAGCCCTGAAGATCGCGCAGGACGAGGAGCGGGATAACTCGCCGATCTATTTTGCGCCTAACATCTCGCCGTACACACGATGAGCGTCTTTCTTGATCCTCGCGGTAGATCAACCTTTGGCATTGGGATCTGCGCCCGATGCTCAAGAAAAATGTCGCTTGAGGATCTTTCTTCGGACCCTAATTATCCGGGCCTCTACGTCTGCGATGAGGACAAGGATCAGTTCGATCCGTACCGTCTTGCCGCTCGGCAGCCGGAGCGGATTAACTTGTTCCACCCTCGCCCAGATACTAATATCGCGCTGAACATGTATGGCACGATCTCGCAGGATGATGACCTTTTCATCATCGGCGAGGAGGGCGATGGGTATCTGGTTCCATGACGAACAATCCGCGCGTTCCTACAAATCTCATCCCGACCAAGATCACGCAGTTGCCTTTGGCGGAAAACCCGCAGGCTTCTGATACAACCATTGTTGTTCAGGGTGGGATAACCAAGCGGGCGACCCTTGCTCAGTTCCTCGGCGTCATAGGCCCTACGGGCCCGACTGGGCCTACAGGTCCGACTGGTGCTGCGTCAATCGTTCCAGGGCCTACAGGTCCAACTGGACCTACTGGGCCGCAAGGCAACGCCATAACTGGGCCTACCGGACCCACAGGGCCCACAGGGCCCACAGGGCCTACGGGGACGCAGGGAAACACGGGCGAGATCGGCCCGACGGGCGTGTCTGGCCCCACGGGCCCCACGGGCCCCACGGGTCCACAGGGGAATGCTGGCCCTTACGGGCCGACGGGGCCCACGGGCCCTACGGGCGTTCAGGGGATTACCGGGCC